ACATTGTTAAGTCAAGTCTAAATGACTTGGCACCACTTAATTCAGCAGACTCATTGATAGCAGAACATATCAACTGTGGAGCAACAAAATAGTTGTCCTCACCTAGGTTTACATCATAGAACTCACCAGTATTACTGAATGAATTTTGTGATAATGCATTTCCATCATTAATAGATGTACCTGTAATAGTGTTAACTCTTGCAGTAATCTGTGTCTTAGGTAGAGTCATTCTCTGAATCTGAGGAGAAATGATCTCATACTGAATATTTTGTGATGCAATAACATGGTTATCACCTGACCTAATACCCAACCTAGCAATAGATGAAGTTGCAAGATCGTAACTATCTAAGGTAGGATTCATAATATTATTATGAGTCTTATTAATTTCAATTAGAGGAATACCATCTAAGTTATAGCATTCTACATCTGTTTCATCAGCGTGACTTACAGCAGTAGTTCCTGCTAATCCTCTTTCATTAATAGTAATAGTTTTACCAGTTCCACTAATTCCTGTGTAAGACATGATCTCATCTTCAATCTTAATATAACCTAAGTTTAGAGAACCTACGTTTGCACCATTAATAACAGTGTGGAACGCAGTAGCATCATTAACTTGTATAGTTGTATCTGAATCAGATATAGATGATGTCAAGTATGTTGGTGATACTTCAGATTTAACACCCTCAATAACAACATTGTTATCAGTATCATGCATACCATGATGTGAATGTTGTACTGTTACTCTTCTTTGTGATGTTGTGTATGTTGGTGTGCTACTTGGGAAAGCATCTTGAACAGTTGCAGAAGATACGTTATCACCTGCATAACTGATACTTGCAACAGTAGCAGTTTTACCAGATGTTCCACCACTAATTTGTTCTGTAGTTGTAGTAAAGGTTGTTGACACATACTTAAGTGTTAACGATCCATTTCCTCCACCATTATCTGTCCAACTAACAACCTCTGCAGTTGGAGCAGCAGCACTGTTACCTGTAATAGTTTCTCCAACTGTAAAGTCACCAGATGCACTACTTACTGTCATAGTAGCAGTAGTCTTGGAAGATACTAATCTATTAATAATTGTTCCACCAGTTGATGAACCTGCTTGCCATGTTCCTGATATATCATTGATAGTTAGAAGAACACCTGCATTACTGTCTGTAACTTCCTTAATTGTTCCCTGTGCAAGAGTTGTTTTCTGATACACACGAGCACCAACTGTATAAGGTAAAACACTGTTTACAGCATTCATTACTAGTTGTAACTCTGGTTGATATGTTTGTATTGGATCAGTTCTCAATACAATCTTACCACCATTACCTAAGTCTAGAGGAGCATTGTTCAACGTTAATTGACTTACAGTATTAGTATCGAATACCGCTTTGTAAATAACAAATTTAAGATCTTCATACTGGTCAGCAGTCCAAGTAGATGCGTTTTGTGATTTGAATAACACACCTGCATATGGTTGCTCAGATATAGTTCTGTCTCCAGTAATATCTAATTCACCCATTCTAGAAATCCAAACCTGATATTCATTAGAGTCTGAGAATAGAACAAAGCAATGCTCAATAGACTGTGGAATATAAACAGGTGCTTGGAACGTAAACTTAGTTGCTATAGCACCAGTTTCAGATGTCTGAATAGTATCAGGAGTTACTGTAACATCAGAGAAAGGAAGAATAGATGTTGTTGGATAACCATTTGACATTGTTCTAATCTGCATTGAGATAGGAATGTTGCCATCTTTAGAGTTAAAGTAAACATCAACAGAAGTTAAGAATACACCACCTTCTTCATCAACCAAGAATGATTGAGCAAGTGGATCCCACCAACCAACCTGACGTGTCTCAGTTCTAGTTGTTTGTACTGTTCTATCTTGTGTTACTGTATCTTGAACAATGTCTGCGTTTCTAATAGCAAGAACGTTTTCTTGTAATGTATTTAAAGTTCCTTTTGCAGCGTATTCTGTTTGTGCAGCAGAAGCAACTGCTCCACCAGTTCTAGCATCTTCTGGATGTGTTGTTAACCTTAATAATCTACTACCAGTTTGCCAACGTGGATTTGTACTAATTTGAGGAGGAGGAATGAATAGTGAACCTTTCCATTGTCCTAATCTATCAGTCATTAATCTACGATCACGCACAACTGCTCGTGCACCTGATGTTCCAACTAGTACTTCACCTACTTGAATATTACCGTAATATTGTCCAACTGCCTGTGCAGCAAGAGAGTCTGTATCAACATTAATAAAGTTTGTAGTTGAAGAATATGATGAAGGCATATCAGTATCATCATATGGATTCCATGTAAAGAAGTCGTTAGGTGCAGAAACTCTAAATCTAGCACCACTTGTTAGACCTCTAACTGTTTCACCAATCACAAATGGTGTTGAGTTTGTTCTACTATCTGTAGAAGGATCTTTAATAACTTCAAGAACTTTTGGCATCATATAATCACCAATCTTAGTTCCATCAAAGAATGAATAGAATGTAGTTCTTGGTTTCATTCTAGCAACAGTTACATCAATATTTCTAGAACGTATCCAAGGAATAGAAGTTGAAGATACAGTTCTATCACCCATAGATTGACGATCAATTCTGGGAACTACTCTACTTCTAATACCTCTTCTAGTCTGGTTAGTTGTAGTCGTAATGGTTCTTGATCCCATAACACGACGACCTCTACCACGAACAAAGTTAGCAAATGTATGTTCTCTCCATCTACTCCATGCACCTGCAGATTCTCCACTCCAGTTAGTATTCCATGAACCCCATTGAATAGGAGCAAAACCAGATTGATCTACATTCATAGATCTGCTAGTTGCTTCAAAATCACCTTCAACGTCAATGACATTAACAGGAAGACGATTTGTATCTACCCAGTCATCACTAGCAGGTGTTAGGTCAATACGTCCAATGTATGTAAATACGTTGAATGGGTTAACGTTCTCAACACGAGATGCATATGATTGTGTAATTAATGGTATTTCTTCATATGGTAATGTAATCAGAGGTCCTGTTTTTCTATAACCTTGAGATAAAGACTCATTTATTAATAATGCTGTATTTGTAGTATAGTGTGAAGGTTGTGCTGTTCCATCAGAGTAACTTAATGCAGCAGCAAAATCTGGGTTAGTTGTACTTGACTTAGAATGATCTGTAAAATCATCTACAATAAATCCATTCTTTAAACGATTCTTACCAGATGCATCAGTAATTTCAACGTTGAATGTATCACTCTCTAACATATTAAGAGATGTATAGTATTCAACTTGATCAAGACGTTTTTCTATCTTACCAATGTCACGCATTGTGTAACGTCTATTATCAGATTTCTGTATAACAACATCAGATGAAGGATCAAAACCATATGGTGCGTGTAGCAATGTTGCTAGTAACATACCATCTTGTAGATCGTCTGGAGGAGAAGGTCTTTGTTCTGACTTACCTTTAACAACTTGGAACTCTCCAGTAGGTAGTAAGTATAACTTATCAACTCTAGGAAGATACCAATCAAAGTCACATCTGAAATCACTATTGACTTTAGGTACATCAAACAATGTAGCAGCAGGACTACCTGCAGTTGGGAATGTTCTATGCTTGAAGTCTAGTGTAGCAGCATTAACATATGCAGGAGATGCAACTGTTCCAGTTCCTGTAAATAAGTTTTTAACACCTGGTCTAAAGTCTAAGAAATCAGGTAGGAATTTTTCTTGATAATAAGGAACCTCTGCATATGGAGTATCCAAATATGATTGACCTGCAAAGTAATCTCCAGTTGCAGCGTGAGAATAGTAATCTAAAACAATTTTTAGTTTTCTAATTGGTTTTGCAACACCTTTCTTTCTTACAAGTTTAGATATACCATAGATAAATCCTGTTTGACCAGTTTCTAATTCATAACGATCTGTAATAACTTTAGATCCTGCAACAATAGATCCTACAGAGTCATTAATAATACCTTGAATAGCAATATTACTACTATTAAATCCATCAACTGTTTCACCAGATATGAATTGTCCACTCAAATAAACTATGGATAGTTTTAAAGTACTTGAGTTAAAGTCAACAACTCTTGCTCTCGCACCAGATGTTTTACCTGTAACAATACTCTTAGTTTCAAAGAATGTTGGTTCAACTAAAGTAATAGATGGAAGAACAGGATCAGCGTCATCTAGTGACTCATATACAGCATGTATATTAAATACGTCTGTTATACCTAATGATAGATCTACATCTTCAATTCTAGTTCCGTATACTCCAGAATATGTAAGACCATAATTTTGCTTATCTAAATTAGAAACAGTTTGATTCACCTTCAATACAAACATGTTATAAGGTGATTTTGTTTTCTTAGCAGTAACGTTTTTAGAAACAGATGCTGTAACTTTAACAGATGTAATTGCACCTGCATCACCTGTTACATCTAAGTTTGTTATCTGAATTGTAGTTCTATCAGCAGATGTAAATGTTGTATAACCAATAGCACCAGTATTTACAGTGTCAATAGGAATTTGTGCACCTACAGGATATGCAGATGATGTACTACCCATAACTGTGAATGAATATGCAGAGTTTGTAATTGCTTGGAACTGTTCATTCTCAGGTAGAGTAATTGATATAGCGTTTGCAGCAACAGTTTGGTTATCAAAAGTTCTTCTAACAACCATAGATTCATCAGAGATGCTCTTAACATATGGTTTAGGCATTTGCTTAAGAAGTGTTGCCTTCTCTGTTTCCCAAAGTTTTGCTCTATAACGTAGGATTGTATTATAAGTTCCTCCAGTAGGACCTGCAGCACCTGCACCAGGTGTAACGTTTACTACTTGAGTAGAGTAATTAAAGATTGTTGAATTATTAGATGATGCTAAGTCTGTAGGATCAACAAAATCTACATCAACATATTTTGTTTCAGAGAAATATAATCTATCGCCAGGTCTTAAATCAGCAGCAAAGTTTGAATTTAAACCAGTAATTTTTTCATTATTACTTGTAGCATCATAAGTGAATGTAGCACCTTGAACAAACTTAAGATCTTCTAATATAATATCTGCAGTAAATTCAACAGCTTGTGTATTTTCATCTCTAGCAAGAACCTGTCTAGTATCTGAATACGCATATTGGTGCATGTTAGTGATAGTATCTAAGTTCAAACCATCTACAGTTACCATCTCACCTTTCTGGAAGTTTCCTTCAACTTGATAAAGATTTAAGTGAGTAGCAGAAGCAACGTTATCAATTAGATATCCTCTTGCACCTGATGATTTACCAACAACTAAAGTTCCTCTTTGATCAGCAGCACCAGTACTAATTGTTTGTGCACTTGCCAAATGTAATACAGTAAACATTTGAACATCAAACAAATGCATATTATATTTGTCATCAGCATCACCAAAATTACTATCAGGATCTTGTAAAAATTCTAGAGATGCTACACGTGCATATCCAATTAAATTACCAACAGCATCACCTGGTGTTGCTGTAAATCTATCATGTAATTCTACTGTCTGATATGCATTACCAATAGTAGAACCTGCTGTATTAACAAATCCATATAGATTTTGAATCTTAGAGTAGTTACCTAATGTAAATGGTATAATTGTGTTCTGAGCAGCTTCTGTATCTCTTGGTTTATCTAAGTCAACATATGTTGGAGATAAAGTTTTAAGTCTATATCCTCTAACATATGCAGTACCAGGACCAAACTCAATAGCATACATGCTTTCTGCAGCACTATTACCTTGAGCAGTTGTATCACCTGATTCATAAACACCATTATTGAACCCATCATTTAGGTTCTCTCTCATATTAATTTGGAAATCACTAACAACATAGTCACCAGATTCTTCGTAAGTTCTAGTTGCAAGAGATTTTTCTAGTTCATCATATGCACTACGATCAACTAATTTCTCAATTTTATTACCATTGATACGTAGTAATTCAATAAAGTCTTTATCTGCCTCGTCTGTAAGTAATTTTTTGACAAGGTTAGTTGTTATTCTGAACCTGTGAGAACCAGGAGCAGCATAATTAGATGTTCCTGCAGCGTTATCATTGAGTGATAAGTCATCTTCTGGGGTGATGATTGATTCAAGGATCTCAAGTCCGATTCTGTATTTGGGGTTACTTCCATATTGATCAAGGAGAATGTACTGATAAGGAACGTCTACAAAGAAACCTCTAATAAAGTAAACACCTTCCTGCACATATGCTACAGATCCAACTTGTGTTGCTGCTGTAGGTAGTAATTGTGCAAATGGTGATCCTACTTCAATAAGAGTGGTTCCAAAAGTTATTTCTGTATCTGTAATTAACTGTTCATTATTAGTAAATGTAGTTTGATTATTATCTTCTCCACCTGATTCAATGTACTTAATATACAGTGTAATATATCCTTTATCAGAATCAGCCGATGAAATACTATAAAGCACTTTTGCTTTAACACCTGATGTCAAACCTGTAATAATTTTTCCTGTAATCTGATTTCTATAACTCTCTACGTCTGCACCTAAGAAAGACTCTTGAACCATTATGGCATCTACATTCAAGTCATAACCAACTTGACCAGGTATAACCATAGAACCATCTTTAAATAGATGGGTTCCCATATTCTCAATCTGATTTTGTAGAATTGATTGAGACTGTGTTAGTTCTCTTGCCTGTATTGGAAAACCAGGACGAAATAATACTCGATAAAAATTCTTTGCTTTATCAAAGTCGTCGTAATACGGTGTTACGTTTAGATTAGTATTTTGTGCCATTAGAACTCGATTACGATTTTAATATCTTCTACTTGGTCGTTTGCACGACTGATGGATCTTCTATTATCTATGTAAACAACGTCACCGCTACTTGAGGAAACTTCGGGTTTAGCATAACCATTGTTAAACTTCATACCTAAGTCATACTCAGTATTGTTAATTGTTCTAGAAGAAGAGTTTGGGATGGCGGGGAAGTTAACATCGGGTTGCCCTGCAGCACCAGATGTAGCACCATTAATCACGTTTGAACCATCAAATTCATTCTGTGTTCCTGTAACTTCTGGGAAGATACCATCTACAGCGTTCTGATAGTACTTTAATAGTTTTGTAGTTGCATTCCATGAAATAACACGAGCACGAGCAGTAACGTTAGATCCTCCAACAACTCTTGTTTGTGTAATAATTTCATCAGGAACGTAGTTACCTTGGAATGTAGGTGAGAATATAACTGCCTTAGTAGCAGATACAGTCAAGTCTGAAATTAATTCCTCGGTTCCATATTTTAAAGGGTTTGTTATTAAACCAATACGACGATAGTCGTTGTCAACTGGGAAGTCACCTGCACCTTCATCATATGAAAGTTTAGCGTTAATCATAACTCGGAACGCACCAAGTTCTACAACAGAATCAGCACCGTGACCGCCTGGTGGTGGAATTATGACATCCACTTGAGCACCAGTTCCTGTTCCAATACCAGTAACGTTATCAACAGAGATTTTACCAAAGGTATATCCTGTTCCTCCAGATGTAACAGTAGCAGAAATAATTTTACCACCATCTACAACCAGTGAAACACGACCACCAGTTCCATCACCATTAATAGCAACGTTATCATAAGTTCCATTGTTATAACCAGAACCTGCAGCATTGATAACAACAGTATCAATTTCACCTGCAACTGCGTTTGTTTTTACAGCAGCATTTGTGAATACAGGCATATAATCGTTCGAGAAGAACTTAAGAACCGATGCTACTGGGATGGTATACATGTATTTCCAACGATAAGAATCACCAGTAGTGATAATTGAAGTAGAAGTACCTGTAGGTTCAACTGTAGAAGGTTTTCCATTTGGATCTGAGGGTGAAGTTCCATTATAGATGCACTTATATACTTGATACTGAGAGTTTACAACGTAAAAATCAGAATCATATAATTTAGTAGCACCAGAGGCAGCAGTTTTACTTGGAGAATAGTCGTGACGATACATGTCATAGGTAAAACCTAATCCACCAGTAGTTTGTTCTGGGGAAACCCAGTCAATTCTACGAACAACCTGCACAGTATCGGAAGCCAGCACACGCTTCATTGAAACCATATCATCATATGCACCAGAAAATTCGGCAAATGAATCCACTGCCTGTGGTGGTGAGTTTTCATTATCCCAACTTTGTGGTCTACCTATGAAAAGATATAACCTGTCCCTCGTAGCCCCTGCATCATCATCACTTTGAGTTGCAACGGGACCTTCAAGAGCCTTAATAAATTTTTGTGCTGAAAAAATTCTAAATTGATCAGTTAATAGAGCTGCCATTTTCTAAGACTATTGTCCTCCTGTTTATTTATGCGGATTCCGACTACTCCTTAGACTGGAGTTGTGCTTGATATTCAATTCTCTTGATCCTATAACTCGCACCAGTATTACCTGCAATGCGTTCTCCACCAAGAACTGCTTGAGCAACAGCACCAGATCCTGTGCTATCACTAGCATTATTAGTAAATGTAACTGTCGGATGTGTTACAAAACTTTCATCAATATTTTGTGCAATACCATAACCACCATTTGTGATTGTTAGTGAAGCAACTTGGTCACCTGCAGCAGTCATGTTGACATTTGCTGTTGCTTGTATATCACCAATGTTTTCTACTGTCACCGTAGGAGGTGCAGTATAGTTAGTACCTGGATTTTGAACAATGAAATCAATCACTGTTTCTCTAGCAGAGAACTCATAGAAGTAACCTGCAATACCTATATTGATATTACCAGTATTAAATGGAGTTACATTACCAACTTCTAGTAATCCAGTAGTAGGATCCCATCCAAGAACAGTTCCTCTTACACCAGATATATCACCTGTCACTAGATCATTGACAACATAATTTTGTCCATTACCCTGATTTAGATCTACATATACATTTAATCTTGCAGAATGATCTACACCATCAGTTAGTGTTCCTGCAGTTTCTACAGTTGCATACTTAAATGGTATAGAACCATCTTTGACCTGATCAGCAACCGCAAATAGAGTAGTATTAGTTCCACCTTGAGTTTCTTCAATACCATATAATGAATTGTAAATACCACCATCTAGTGATATCTGGTTTTCATAATCAGTACCTGTATTAAATAAATCTGGAATACCATCACCAGCTCCTGCATTTTCTGCAACATCAATAAATTTAGTATCTAAAATTCTACCTATAGGATCAGTCAAAGTTATAATATCTTCATTTGCAGCAAAAGTAATTTGATGAGGATCAAAAGCATTACTTGCACTAGCAGCAACACCTGCATCAAACTGTACAATAGCATCTAAAGTTGATGGAATACCACCATCAATGAATGCTAATTCATCAACTTCAAATGTTACTAATAGTTCTCTAGTTTGAGGATTCCAGTCATATACCTTTGCAACTTTATTATTTGCATTATCAATTCTACGAATAACTCTATCACCAACATTAAACTGGTATGTTGATATATCCTGTTGGTTGTTCTGAGTTGCATCTAATATAATTCTCTGGTCATAGTTAAAGTTTACACCTCTTGTCAAACCAAAGAACTTACCAGTTGATTTACCAGTATAAGTAATCGTTTCAGTGTTTACAATCAGTTCTCCAGAACCAGGAAAACCTGTAGTAGTATCAACAAATATTTCTGTATCTGATGCAGCTAAATCTTTTACGAGACCAGTTAAGTAAATTGCTTGAGAGTTATAAGACTGTCTTGCTCTTGTCTTACGTTTTAAATTAACAAGTTTAGTAAATACAATATTTGGTGGATTGATATATCCAGAACCAGAATCTGTAACATCAATTCCTACAATTACACCCTGATCAATTCTAGCAACCGCTTTAGCACCAATACCTCCACCACCTGTAATTAACACATAAGGAGGTTCCTGATAGAACTCACCTTCATCAACAATATTAATAGAAGTAACTTTACCGAAGGTATCAATTTCAGCAGCACCTTCAGCACCAACACCACCTCCACCTCCTTCAAATATAAGTGTTGGAGGTGTAGCATACTCTCTACCAGAATTTAATAATGATAAACCAGTAACTGTTTGTACAATAGGACTTGCCAATGCACCAGTTCCTTCTCCACCTAATATTTTTGCTTGTGCAGGACCAAAATAATTATCACCAAACTTTGTCATTCTAATGTATGCTATTTGTCCACTAGCGTTTAGAACAACATCACCTGCAGCACCTGCAGGGAATGTATCTACTTGTGCAGGAACATCATCACCTTCAAATAATGGAGTTCCATAAAATCTATTACCTATAGCGTAAGGATACGTAGGAACAGAAGAACTATCTTCTGTCATATAATATGCATAGGTTCCGTTAGGATATTCTGGAGTAGGACCAAACTTACCATTATAAGCATCAAGACTTCCAACACTTGAATCATGTATATAATCTTCAGTTAAATCACCAAGTACATAACCCTCAATAACACATCTTATTCCTGTATCTGCTACAGAGTATCCAAACAAATATAATGCTATAGGTGCATCAACAGGAACATGGAATCTAGTTTCTCTTGTTGTTGCAGTATTAAAAGCAGAGATGTAAGTATTGTAAGTAGTTTGAGCACCATCAATCCAGTAAGTTACATGAGTGCCTGGTAAAAGATATGATGTATCTCCAATAATAGGAGGTGCACCTACATGCCATCCATCATCAGATGTACCGACAAATATATGATTACTATTGTTTGATGCATCATTTTGATTAAAGATATATGTCTTACCTCTTTCTAATGTTAAAAATGAAGGTCTACTTCCATCAAATTGAAATTTTCCGTTTGATACAGTTACAGCATATGTTACAGTAGAAACTGTATTAACATCAGGACGATTACCTGGTAACTCAGCAGTTGTTTTTAATCTATATCCTGAGACTTCTCTAGCAGTAGCTCCAGTTGAATTATAACCCCAAGGACCATAGATGGGATATCCATCAAAAGACATACCCAATATTTTAGAGTGTCCATCAGGATGTCTACTATAATCAATGGTATTAGGATCATTTGCATTACTTTGATAATACTCTTTAAAATAATAAGTATTAACCATTGGGTCAGGATCTACATCTGGTGCAAGTTCCATGTAACCTTCATCACCAAGATATCCAGACATATAACGATGAAATGCACAATGATAATAAATTCTATTATTCTCATCAGCATTCATTAAGAATAATGCTTTATATTCATCCTCGTAATCAGCAGCAGGTGCTTGTGTAACACCAGTGCTGTTATAATATAAAGTTCCACCATTAAGAGTTCCATCAGCAGTTGTACTGAATCTCATTGGGTGTGGCATTCCACCTTGTCCACCGTTAGATGGATGACTTTGATCCCAAATAATTAAATAATTTCTTTGAACTTTGATTCCTTCTGGAGCAAAATAAAATGTGCCAGGTGAGAAAGGACCAAATTCATGTGCTTCTTCTCCAAACTCAATATAGAATATACCAGTTTCAAATGTTCTAGGAATACCTGATACTCTAAACTGGAATCCATTAGCACCTAAACATACATCATTTTCTTGGAAAGGAACACCAGTAAGATTTCTTAAATATATTTTTGTAGGATTACCTAAATTATCTTTAACAATTTTTGCTACTTCACCTTTTGCAGTAGAAGTAATACAATCAACAACTCTACCTATTTCAACTGAACCTATAGTCTGATCTAAACTCGCTAAGTCTATTAAAACATTATCATGTTCTGTTTTAACTTGCCAAACAAACTGTCTTATTCTACCCCAATCAAATACACCATTATCTAAATTCCATTCGTTTATAAGTCTATTTGTCTTATAGTAATAAACTTGATTATCTAGTACAGCATCATAAGCGTTATTATTTTTTATGTAAGGATATTTTACAGCATCAATAGTAAATCCTGGTGGTGGATTTCCATCTTGTCCCCACTCAGGTGTATGAAGTAAAACACCATTTGCCATGATACCCATGGCTTTATCACCTTGATATTGTCTATTAGCAGCGTCTGGATGAGGAACATCTTTACCACCTCTATAGATAAAAGTCTGATCAAAGGATCTATCAACTATTGTATCAGAACCACCTGGTTCTCTTTCAGTCAAGAAATGTTGAGATGGTTTAGGATGATTATCAGATACTATTCTGAGTCTATCATCTGTAAATGCTGCTGTAGTAGGACTATTAGGATGTGATTGAAATATTCTTTTTATATCAAATGACGTTACAACATTAGGAGTTTCTTGTTCTGGAATGATCTGTAATCTTAATGGATCATATCCTCTACCTCTACTAAGAACTCTAACGTGTATAATTCTTCCTGACTCATCATCAATAATTGGATACAATAATGCTTCTACATCTGGAGTTCCACAACCAGTTATAGTAAGACGAGGGGGATCGGATGTTGTGTATCCACTACCACCATCTAAAACTTCTACCGCACGAACTCCAAAAATCTCATCAAATATTGGTTCAATGACGGCACCAGAACCAGGAACTGTTCTTGTCATTTACTATACCGCTACGTTAATTGTGCCTTGCATGGCAGAATGAAGTGTACACTGATAATATAAAACCGCAGGAGCATCCAACGGAACTGTCCAATATAAAATATTAGATCCACTACCTGACTGACCTGCAGTATATGGAGTTCCAGTTAAACCCTGTGTGCTTTGAATCCTAAATGGATGAGCACCACCTTGAACTGAGTTATCAAAGATATAAGTAAACCCTCTATAAACATAAAGAGTTGGGTCATTCACAGCACCAGTAAAACCAGGACCAGAGAAAGTATAATCAGATCCACCAACAGAGTTTAAGTTCCACCAAATAACAGGACTTCTAGCTACAACCCAATCAGTATTATTCCAATAAACTGAGTCACCCTTTACTATTCCAGAAAGGTCTGTATCAGTCAATGCAGCAAATGAAGTTACAGGAGTTCCAGTATAATTGATAGTTACTGTATCACCAGTTATGCTAGTTCCTATATCAGTTCCACCTGCTATTGTTAATGAATCAGTTGCAGAATCAGCAGTTGCTGTTCCTGTATCGGCAACAATAGATTCCCATAAATTTTGAGATCCTGCACCAGCTAGATCATCAGCAGGTGCCCATTTACCATCTGATGTATTCCACTTTAATAATTGTCCATTAGTAGGAGCATTTGTTGTTGTATCTACATCTCCAACTTGTCCAAGACTAGAGTACTCTGTTAAAATTTTTGCTCTTGTATCTCCAACACCACCTGCAGTAATATTGATATTTACATATGGATTATCATCACCATCAACTGTAAAGAAATAACCTGTATATGATGAGGCAGAAGGTGCTGATCCTATTGCTGTATACTCATTCTTATATGCAATAGAAGTTGGGAAATCAACATTACCAGTAGTTCCATTAAAAGTATTAGTTACACCACCTGCAGCAATGGTAACATTACCAGTTCCATTTGGAGCAATAGGGATATTACCGTTTGATGTAGAAATTATTGTATTACCATTTACATCTAATGAAGAAGTCAGA